TAAAAGGATTGTGATTTGAAGAATCTCGAAGAATTAGAATTTTTAACATTTTGTGACTTATGCGAAGATGACTATAAGGTCATTGCACTCATGCTTAAGGCGTATGGTTCAGACGTTAAGAATGCTTATATCTTAGAAGATTTAGATAATGGGAGATATCATAAGTATTATGATTCGATAGTTCGCGCGTTAGATGATTCTTATGATCGTTTCATCACACGAAGAAATAACATCAAGATGATTGTACTACGCAATCTATCAAAGCCCACATTGAACGGATATGATATCGACAATAAAAATCTTTTTGGAGAATTATTATGATTTATTTATACAAATGTCCGCACTGTGACAATACAATAGAGATAGACAAACCAATGAGTGAAAGTTCAAGAATTGAGCATTGCGAGATATGCGAGAATATACTCGAAAGAAAATACGAGATCGGAATGATTAAAACCAATGACGGGATAAAATCGCAAGATGGCTAAACTGTTATCTTATAATGATAAATTGTTAATAATTGCTGATTATAAGACGGGGCAATATAGTCAAAGACAGTTAGCGAAGAAGCACGATGTATCAGTAGGAACAATAAGCGGGTTGACAAAAGGAGTAGATGCTTCAAATGAACACTTGACTAAGCGTTCAAAAATAGATATAATATCCGTAAAAAAAAGGATACACGTGTCAAAAATAACTGAACATATGAAAAATAAAATTATTGAAGATTTTGAAAAAGGAATATCACAAAGAGCATTGGCTATAAAAAATAATGTATCATTAGGGTCAGTTAATAAAATAGTTTCTGGTAATCATAAAACTGCAATAAATAGAAGAGGCACTAGACCTGATGGCAGTGTGTATTTAATCTATTTTAAAAACCAAAATGATATATTTTTAAAAATAGGGGTAGCTACAGACATAGGGTTAAGACTTAATAATTTACAGACTGGAAACCCATTTTATTTGATATTATTGTATAGTAGATATTTTAAAAATGCTTATACTATTGAAAGAGATATGCACAATCACTTTTCAGAATATAATTTTAATAGCGAGTGGTTTTGCGTTACAGAATCTATAATGCAAGAAATAAAGCAAAAGATTGAGAGTTTTTAATATGGCTAAACTATCCGAGCAAGATAAAAAGAATCTTATTGCAGACTGGAAAACCGGTCGATACTCTCAAAGAGACTTAGTAAATAAATATGGGGCATCAAAGGGAACAGTAGGTAACTTAACAAAGGGCATAGACCAAAAAAATGGGCATATTGTAGACGCTCAAATTACCGTGCTTACGGCAAAAGCTCTTTTACCTCCTGAAGAAATGGGCGCAATTGTACTTGTTGCCCAAGAGGAGATTTATAATAATCAGTTAGTTACTAATGCAAGTCAATTAAATTTAGTTCGTATTACTGAATATCTCAGTAATAACACAAAAGTAGAAAAGATTAATGTGGGCGATGGAGTGCAACACTTTGAAGAGATAGGGCTAGGTGCGTCTGATTTTATACAATGCCAAAATGCAATCCACAAAGCAGGGCAGTCACTTGGAGTTATAGAACAGTTTGCAAAGAATGGAGACGTAAACGTAAGCACTGCCGCGATAGCTACAACACCAATGCAAATCACAAGGCGTATCATCGATATTGATGTGGTTGATGTATGATTTAGAAATACTAACACCAAGATGGGCTATACCTCTTTTAGAACCTAGACGCTATAAGGGCGCAAAAGGCGGGAGGGGCTCAGGTAAATCTCACTTCTTTGCAGAATTAGCCGTAGAAACAATGGTATACGACAGAGATGCGCAATTTGTATGTATTCGTGAAATACAAAAATCTCTCAAATTCTCTGCTAAAAAACTTGTACTATCAAAAATAAGAAAAATGAATGTATCTCACTTATTCGATATAACAGAAACAGAGATACGGAGAAAAGACGGCGAAGGGATTATGATATTTCAAGGGATGCAAGATCATACCGCCGATTCTATAAAATCCTTAGAGGGTTTTGGGTTTGCTTGGGTAGAGGAAGCACAAAGTATATCCGCTCACTCTATGGAGCTATTGCTTCCAACGATAAGGGCTGAAAATTCGGAGATATGGTTTTCATGGAACCCTAAATTAGAAACTGATCCAGTTGAGCAGATTTTTAAAGAAGAGCATAAAAATTCTATTTGTGCATTCGTAAACTATAAGCAAAACCCTTTCATAACGCAAACAACTCTAGACGAAGCAGAAAGGCATCTTAGAACCAATCCAGACACATTTAACAACGTATGGCTCGGAGAATACCAAAAACGATCTGAGGCTTTGGTGTTTAAGGATAGATATAGAATCGCGGAGCTTGATACTTTCGGATGGCAGAACTCTTATCTCGGTATGGACTTCGGGTTTAGTCAAGACCCAAACTCGGTTACAAAAGTCTGGGTACATGAGACAATTCTATATATTGAAAATGAAGCGTATGGAATAGAGACAGAAATAAATGATCTGCACTATCTATTAGATAAGGCAGATATCGAAGCGAGAAGAAAAGTAATTCGATGTGATAGCGCACGACCTGAGACGATAAGTTATTTAAAAAATAATGGATATCCATTTTGTGAAGGAGTGCACAAAGGTAAGGGAAGCGTAGAGGATGGGATACAATTTATGAGATCTTTTGATATCGTCATTAATCCAAAATGTACAAACTTAATCAAAGAATTTGGAAGTTATTCATATAAGATCGATAAATTGAGTGGGGATATTACACCAATATTGATCGACGCTAATAATCACGGGATTGACGCAATTAGATACGCCTTAGAACCATTAACTCGAGGTGGCATAAATGTATGGTTAAATATAATTTAGCCGTTTTGCTACAATGTTAGAAATATTATTGAGGTCTTATTATGCGAAAAAATAACAACAGACGACAAAGAAATAATGTAAAGCCTACTCAATCATTTAGCGATGGCTTTAGCAATGTGGTAGGCAAGCTCGGCTTTGGGCAGGTGGATAATCAACTATCTCAAGGGTATTTCGATTTTAACTATCTCACTCAAAATCGTGTACAACTTGAAGCGGCGCATAGGGGGAATTGGATATGTCAAGCGTTAGTAGATAGAATCGCCGAAGATATGACACGCTCAGGCTTTACAATTAAGGGGACGATTGAACCAGATAGATTGAGCGAGTTTAAATCGATGATACAACGTAGAGGACTGATGCAAGACATTAGCGATGGTATTCGATGGGGGCGTCTCTTCGGAGGTGCTATTGCTTTAATGCTTATTGATGGAATGGACTACGAAAAGCCGTTTGATATCAAAAACATTAAGCAGAATAGCTTTAGAGGTCTAAGCGTATATGATAGATGGCGTTTAGTTCCTGATATGACAAACTTAATTCAATCGGGGCGAGATGTTGGACTACCTGAGTTTTACACGATTATAGATTTAAACATAAAAGTTCATCACACTTGGGTATTTAGATTCGTTGGGGATAAGCTACCACACTATCAAGCAGTGCGTGAAATGCTATGGGGAGCATCAGTACTTGAAAATGTCATAGATAGAATAGTAGCATTTGAATCTGTCTCGCTTGGAGCGGCTAATCTTATATCAAGAGCACATTTAAGAACAATCGCAGTTAAAGGGTTAAGACAAATTCTCGCGGCAGGTGGAAAGCAAGAAGAGAACTTAATCAAGCAATTTTCATATATACGAGAAATGCAAAATAATGAGGGCATAACTCTTCTAGATAGCGAGGATAACTTCCAAACTGATAGTTATTCATTCACGGGGCTTGATACTATGATGCTTCAATTCGTGCAACAAGTAGCAGGAGCAAAACGAATTCCATTACCTATTCTTTTTGGCCAAAGCCCAGCGGGATTAAATGCTACTGGCGACAGCGATACTCGAATCTATTATGATATGATATCGGCACAACAAGAGCAAAGAGTTGACGATGACTTAAAGCTTCTTTGTGTGTTCTATGCTTCACACTTTGGAGAAAGTGCGCCAGACGATATGACAATCGAATATAATCCATTGTGGCAAGTATCGCTTACAGAAAAAGCAGATATCGCGCTCAAAACTGCTCAAACTGTTTCAATGGCTTTAGCAGATGGAACAATCAATAGAGAGATTGCACTAAAAGAGCTTAGACAGTCGTCTGAGTTCACGGGCATATTCTCTAATATTACAGATGAAGACTTGGAAGAGGCAGAGAACGAAGTGCCAACTCCTGAATACAATCAGACAGAGCAAGATCCGCCCTCGTCAAGAGCCGACCTACTCAATCAAGCTAAAGATATAATCGGGGCTAAATAATGGGTGCAAAGCATCCGACAGCATTAGAGGCTGAATATTCTCGTAAGCTCAGAAAGGTAGCTAACGTAGTCGGCGATATGATAAACCATCATACTATTATCGAGAAAGACAAAGTTACGGGCCAAATTAAAATAGTTCTACACCACGGATTACAAGAGCTTTTAAAAAAGTATTCTGAGTCTATCACCCCTTTTGCTGAACGGTTAGCTATGGATATGATTAATCGTGTCGATAAGAATAATGCTAAATGGTGGAACGCAAACGCTAAAAAATTCTCGAAGCAATTACAAAGTGATAGGTTTGCATCAATGAACGGATTGATCGCAACGAAGCTACAAAATGAACAAGTAACGCTCATTAAGTCTTTACCTCTTCAAGCAGGACAACGGGCGCAAGAGTTGGCGATTAAAGCACACACAGAGGGCATGCGCGCGGCGGACATTGTGGATGAAATAAGACGGAGCGGAGATATTACGGCATCAAGAGCCAATACTATAGCACGTACAGAAATTGCAAAGGCAAACGCTACTTTCACTCGAGCTAGAGCTACATACGTAGGCGCAAATAAATATATCTGGCACACAATGAAAGACGAGAATACAAGGGACAGTCATCTGGAAATGGACGGGAAGATATGCGACTATGATAATCCTCCGACATTAAGCGATGGGAACAGTGTGAACGCTGGAGAGTTTGTTAATTGCAGATGCTACAGCGAGCCAGTGTTAAGCAAAGATTAATCAATAGTTTATAATTCTCAAAAAGGAGTTTGAGAATGACGGCATCAAATTTAAACACATTCGAACCAGAAGCGGGCGAAGATGCGGCTATGATGTTCTTTGCCGAAAAGATAACGGAAAATATAGAAGAAACACCAGAGGGCTTTTTAATATGCAGAAATGTGTCTTTAGCTCGTGTTGGACTTATGGAATATCAGAACACGGGACAGATTGAGGGCGTGAATAGTCCGACAGTTCAAATCGGACACAATGAAGAGACATTATCGAGTGAAGAAACAATCGCAAGTTTTGAGGGTAAGTCTATAACGATAGAACATCCCAACGAAATGCTCGACCCTGATAACATTTCAGAGCATACGGTCGGACATATTCAAAACGTCCATTATGACGTAGAAAGTCAAACGCTTGTGGCTGATTTAGTAATAATTACAACAGAATCCATCAGATTAGTTAAAAATGGACTTCGTGAGGTGTCGTGTGGTTATTGGGCTGACATTAAGCCTAATGGCGATGGGACTGGTACACTTATTAACGTAATGGGTAATCACTTAGCGCTTGTAGCTAATGGACGATGCGGCTCTAAATGTTCAATAAATGATAGTCAGGAGATAACAATGACAGAAAAAGAAACACTGTTTCAAAAAATCGCTGCTCTCTTTGATTCGGCTGATAAAAAAGACGATGATAAAAAAGACGATGAAAGCGTATTTGACGCAAAAGAGGCGTTTGATGGTCTTATAAAACGTATGGACGATTTAGAGGCAAAAGTTGCATCTAAAGACGATGGCGTTAAAAAAGACGATGACGAAGAGGGAGAGGAAGCCACTCCAACGAAAGAAGATCAAATCTTAGCACTACTCAACAAGCTTTTAGAGATGGAAGCGACAGAGCAAAAAGATGACGACGACGATGGCGACGACGATGGCATCAAAGATTCTATTATGATCTCGATCAACGATTCGGCTTATGCGGATGAAGCATTTAAAACACCGAGCATTTCAGAGCTTAACGCTAAGTATGCTGCACATTTCGGAGGTAAATAATGAGCTTAATGGCTTTTGTATATGGCACACCAGCAGGTGTTGTCGGTTCGGTATCTCGTCCACTTGAAACTTTTGTTGATACGGTAACTATTGACTCATCTTTTACAAATTACGGCGAGTTTGGAAGTTTTGACGCGACAACAGGCGTCTTTAAAAATGTATCTGGCTCAACTACTGCGGTAGATGGTCTTTTAGTTCGTTCGGTTCCAAATATCACGGGAACACTTGCGGCACAATTCAATCAAACAGTACCAAATTCGGTTTATGTTCAAGGTCGTATGACTAGGGGATACGCGAAAGTATTATGTACAGTTGGAACACCCGTTCGTGGTGGAGTTGTTTATGTTCGTGTTGTTGCTGATACGGGCAAAGCCATTGGAGATATCGAGGCGACAGTTGATGCAACACCTGCACACCAAATCGTAGTGGCTAACGCTGAGTGGGCTGTGAATGGAAAAGATGCGAGTAACATTGCAGAACTTTATATTAAGGGGTAATTATGGCAAATTTAGTAACTAAACCAAAATCACAAATGATGGATAGCGGGTTAAGCTTCTTCATCAATCAGTTAACAAAACTTGATCCAAAACTATATGAGCCGTTGTATGCGACCACTTATATGCGCGATCTTAAACTTCGTGAAGATATCAGCTTAGGCAATGAATCGTCTTCTTACATTTTGCATACTCTTGGTGCTGGTGGTACAATTAGCTCAGGTGGTTTACCATATATCAATAGTGGCACAACTGCTCTTAATGGTGTAGATATTGACGGACAACTTGTAACAACTCCATTACGTCCACTTGCTATGTCTCTATCTTATAGCAAACTTGAACTTATGAAAGCACAACAAGCGGGATTCAGTATTGATTCAAGCAAATTCAATGCTATCAACACTAAGTATCAGATGAGTGCGGACCAGATGGCATACATCGGGGATAAAGACTTATCAGTAACGGGTATGGTAAACTCAACAGCTGTAACAAATAGTGCAACTGTTTCAACGGGTGCAACAGGCGGATGGTCGAATAAAACTCCAGCACAAATCTTAACAGACGTTAACGAGTTGATTGAAAGCGTATGGGCGGCATCTGGTTTTGCTGTTTGTCCTGATACTATTCTATTGCCTCCCGTTCAATATGGATATATTGCGACGCAAACAGTTTCAACAGCTGGTACAGTTTCAATCTTGAAATATCTTGAAGATAACTCTATCAGTTTACGTGTAAACGGTGTATCTCTTAAAATTCTTCCTGTCAAATGGTTAGCTGGTGCTGGTGTCGTTAGTTCTTCTCCAGCTGATCGTATGGTTGCATACACTAATGATTATGATCGTATTCGTTTCCCTATGGTTCCAGTTCAAGGTTTTGAACCATCATATAGGGACCTATTCTATTCTCGTCCTTACGTGTGGGCTTTAGGTCAAACAGAAATCGTTTATCCTGAAACTATCGGTTACAGAGACGGTCTATAATGACTTATCGAGTTCTTTTCCCTTGCGTAATCGAGGGAAAGGCTCACATTGATGGGCTGGTTGAAATTGAGAAAAGAGATTGGTATGTTTTAAAGCTTATGGCTTCGAAAATGCTTGAACCCTTAGCCCCTGAATCTGATCCTGAACCGATAAACAAAATAAAGAGGCGTAGAAGATGACGTTAGATGATTTTAAAGCGATGTTCCCAGAGATAACGGGATACACAGATTCTTATATGACTCTATGGATGCAAGCCGCTATTAATATGGTTAATCCAGACAGATACGGGGAACAAGTAAATTACGCAATAGGTCTTTTAACCGCTCATTTCATCACTGCCGATGATAGTGCGCTCGTAGCTTCTGAGACTGTAGGCGGCATGAGTGTTGCATATTCTAACGGCGAAGATAACAGCCATTACAATATGACAATGTATGGACGTATGTATTACAGACTTATGATGACCTACGGCGTAGGTGGCTTAGTTGTATGATAAAAGTGAAAAAGGACATTAGCAAAAAGATATTATCTAATATAAAAGCTATGGTGACAAAATCGGTATTTGTAGGAATACCCGACGATAAAAACAATCGTGAAGGCTCTATTACAAATTCTCAAATAGCGTTTATAAATGAGTTTGGAAGCGACCATAAAAATATTCGCGCCCGTCCTTTTCTTCGTCCATCTATTGCGCAATCAAAAGAAAACATAATTAAGATTTTAAAAGACGGCTCGCTTAAAGTGTTGAGTGGCGAAGATATACACATCACGCTAGAAAAAGCAGGGATTTTTGCTTCTGCACAAGTACAGAATTTCATAGTTAGTGGTGAGGACTTTGAGCCGTTGAGTCTTAGAACTATAAACGAAAGACAGCGCAGAAGAAAACACACAACGGCTGGAAGTAAGCCATTGATAGACACGGGGCAAATGCTTAAATCTATAACCTACATCATTAAGGATAAATAATGCTAAATGTTCGAGGAAATCTTTTAAACAACTTTTTTACCGACTCCATAACCATAGAGAGGCGAACTTTTGCAATCAATGACTACGGCGAAAACTCATTTACTACCACAACGATTGACTCGATCGCATCAGTGCAACCAACGGCGGGTAAAGAGTTAGAGTTTTTACCAGACTTCGTTCTAGAGAGTGAGACAATAACTATATTTTGTCTAGATCCTTTATATTCGGAATCGGATAATGGAACGGGATATAGCGATGTAGTGACTTATGATAGTCATAGATATCAAGTAATGAAATCTAAAAAATGGAAAACGCACTATGAGGCGGTAGCAATATTGGAGGCATACAGTGAGTAATACAACGGCAACAGGTGGATATTTAGGTGTAACTTCAACGCCTATAAATATCCATCATCTTATTCACGACCAAATATGTGGAATTTTAGGAATGGGGAATACTTATGTGCGTCCAAAAAACCAACCTAATCCGCCACCGCCACCGCCATTTGGTACTGATTGGGTAGCTTTTGGAACATCACAAGTCAAAGCGCAAGGCTTCGCACACATTGATGAGAACGCAGTAAGCCGTCAAGAGAATTTTATTGTAACGGCTTCTATTTATGGAGACAGTGCAGAGTCAAACGCTCGTAATTTAAGAGATGGTTTAGAGATTAGACAAAACTGGGAACAGATGCAAGGTTTTAGCTTTGGTGGGTCAATGAGCTTTATTCGTGTACCTGAATTACACAATGGCAGATGGCTACAACGCTACGATTTGACATATGCAATAAGTCAAAACTCATCAAGCGCATACAATATACTTACAGTTGAAAGATTATCGGACGTCAGTATTGATAGTTAAACTAATTTAAGGAAAATAAAACATGGCAACTCTTCCAACCTTAGCCGTTAGTGACTTGGTATCCGTCACTGTAAACGTATCGCCTACCGCCATTGCGGGACAAAGCTTTTCAACTTTATTGATTATCGGGAACACGGGTTTTCCGTCTTCTTCAACTGATAGAGTTCGCTCATATTCAAACTTAGCGGGAGTATTGGCAGATTTTGCAAATACTACGCCTGAGTATTTAGCATCACAGCTTTATTTCGCTCAACAGCCGACTCCATCACACTTGATGATCGGTCAAAAAATAAGCGGTGATGCTTCTTGGGTAGCGGCGGTTCAGGCGTGTGCTTCAGCTTCTTCTGCTTGGTATGCTTGTATGATAGTTGGTACTGAAGTAGATGCCGATATCGTTGCAATCGCTTCTTATATTGAAGCAACGGGAACACGCATATTTGGTTATACAACAAATGAAACAACAGCATTAAGCGCAAGTGATACAACTTCAATCGCATATCAACTAAAAGCACTTTCTCTTAGTCGCACAGTCGGTCAATATTCAAGCTCAAATCCTTATGCTATCGCGGCGTTCTTTGGCGTGGCTCTTAATGTAGATTTTACTGCTAACAAATCGACTATCACGATGATGTATAAACAAGAGGTTTTAGTCGCTGCCGAAAATCTTACAGAATCACAAGCGCAGGGAGCTAAGGCAAATAACCTCAACGTGTTTGTAACTTACAACAACGGCGCAACGATTGTACAGTTTGGGACTGTGGCAGGTGGTCGTTTCTTTGATGAAGTTATGGGGTTGGATTGGTTGCAAAATGCTATTCAAACTAGCGTATTCAATTTACTATACCAAAACAAAACAAAAATCCCTCAAACTGATGCGGGTGTCGGTCAAATCATCACAACTGTAAACGGCGTTCTAGAACAAGCGGTAAGTAACGGACTAATTGCAGAGGGGCAATGGAATACAAGCGGTTTTGGTGCTTTAAGTTTGGGCGATTATTTGAAATCGGGTTACTACGTTTACGTTGCGCCTATGGCTTCTCAATCACAATCAGCCCGTGAGGCTCGTATTTGTCCTCCGGTGCAAATCGCCGTTAAAATGGCTGGTGCAATTCATACAGTTGCTATAACTGTTAATGTAAATAGATAAGGAGTTTTCAAATGGCTACATATTCATTCTTAGACGTCAATGCCTCCATTAATGGTGTTGGCGGTAACTTTCAATTAGGTTCGGGAGCTGGCACAGCCGATGAGGGTATCACGATAGATGCAATCGAGGATAAATCGACTATGACAATCGGTGCAGATGGTGCGCCAATGCACTCGCTACATGGTTCGACGGCTTCTAAAGTATCGGTTAAGCTTTTAAAAACAAGCCCCGTAAATGCTATGCTTATGAGCATGTATAACACTCAAACGTCAAGCTCAGCAAATCATGGTAAAAATACTATCACAGTATCAAACGCTCAAACGGGCGAAACGATTACTTTAACTTCAGTAGCTTTTACGAAGGTGCCAAATCTCGTCTACGGTAAAGAAGCGGGAACGAACGAATGGGCTTTTGCAGCAGGAAGAACCAGCCACCAATTAGGTAACTACTAATGGCTAGGGAATTTGAACTAAAAGGCAATCATTACTCTATTACTAAAATAGATGATGCTTTTGAGCAAACCTATCTTGCTTCACGTTTTGCGCCTATCCTTGCTAATCTTTCAGATGCGGGAATCGGCGGCATATTCGACTCAATCGGTAAACTTGATAAAGCGATTATGAAAGAAATTTATTTTGCTTTACTCGGTTGCATCAAAAGACAAACGGGTAAATCTTGGGCAAGTATCACAACAGAAGATAAACTTATGTATAGCGATATCAATATGATAGATGCTTTACTACTTGCAAAAGAGGCTTTCATGGAGAATTATGAGGTTTTTTTTCAAGACGCCGCATCAATTTTGAAAGACACGAAGAAAACAGCGGAATAAAATACGTTTCAATGCCATATGACCATGAGAACTGGGTTATACGCCCCGTCCTCGCTGGTATGTGTAGTTATGAGTCTTTGATTAATGGTAAAATACATATCGAAGATATAGCACGTATGAATGACGCTTTAGACGTGAAAGACGAAAACGAGCGGCTTATGCACGAATCAATAAATAGGGAGTAATATCATGGAGACAGAAGTTTTAAAAGAGTTTTTAGTTAAGCTTGGTTTTAACATAGATGAAAACTCGCTTAACAATTTCAACTCATCCATAATAAAAGCTTCGGCGGGTGTAATGGCTTTTGGTGTAGCCGTTACCGCAATGGCTGGCGAGATCGTTCACACAGTTCAAGAGGTAGCAAACCAATATAAGCAATTAGATTTACTTGCGAAACAGCTTAATACAACAGCGGAAGCAGTGGATGGGTTCATAGACACTGCTGGAGTAATGGGCATTAGCGAAGAGACTGCCACAGAATCACTTAAATCAATGTCAAGAGCCGTAGAAGATGCGGGAATGGGTATCGGACGTTCTAAAGTAATCTTTGAGAAACTTGGTATTTCTGTAACTGATGCAAATGGCAAAGTGCGTGGAACCATGGACGTAATGTCCGACTTACAAGTAAAAATGCAAGGAATGGGAAGAGGGGAACAGCTTAGAGTTATGGAGCGTTTAGGACTTGACCCTAAAATGCTTCTAATGTTTAACGCCTCTTTGGAAAAAACAAAATATATCGGCGGAGAACTTTCTAAGATTGATGTAGCAGCAGGTTTTAACCTTGATAAATCAATAGCAGAGTCAAAAGCTTTTAGCGCATCTTGGAAAGATATGCGGATGGAAATCAATCTTTTCAAAACTCTCTTTGATAAAATAAAAGAGGCGATAGCGGTTTATCTTATGCCGAAAATAAGAGAAGCGATTGAGAAGATTACTTCTACTATTCACGATATGCGTAACGAGGTTATGGAATTAGCCCCGAAGATAGAAGCATTTATCAAGCCACTGCTAACAATGATTTTAAATCTTGCCGACGGATTTGTAAGACTTGGTGCTAGAGGCATTAAGGTTGTAATAGACCTTGCTAAAATGCTCATTAACACTTTCTTGGAAGTAAACGAAAAGACGGATGGGCTTATCGGAATAGTAGGCGGTCTCGTTGTTGGGTGGCAACTACTAAATAAAGTTTTTCTATCTTCTCCAATCGGAAGAATCATTTTGTTAAGTGTTGCAATACTTGCTCTATATGATGACTTTCTAACCTTTAAAGAGGGCGGCGATTCCCTGATAAATTGGAATAGTGACTTTGCGCAGGGGGCTTTGGAAGTTGTTAAAGTTCTCGGCTATGTAGCGGGTGCAGTGCTGGCGGTAAAAGGCGCAATGATGGTTTATGGAGTTGCAATTAAAATGGTAACAATGTTTACGACCGTATGGCGTACCGCTCAAATGGCTTTAAACTTTATCTTATCTGCTAATCCTATTGGGTTGATAATAATTGCTATTGCGGCTCTAGGCGTAGCGGGGTATGAACTTGTGAAGCACTGGAAAGTAGTCAAAGACTTTTTTACGGGTCTGTTCTCATCAGTAGGTAAAAGCTTTGATAAAATATCAAAGATGGGTAGTGCAGTATCTGGCTTCTTTGGAAGTAACTCAACTGTATTAAAACCGAGCGATGCTAGTACGGGGTCAAGCGTGAATCAACAAACAGTCATACATGTTCACGGTAATGCTAATCCACAAGCAACAGCTCAGGCGGTAGCAACACATCAATCAAATGTGAATCAGAATCTAACACGTAACGCAACAGCGAGGGCGAGATAATGGCAAATATAATCCCACGTAGCGGACGACTAATCGGCACTATTATCCCCGACTTAGTTATTGAAGAACAGACAACAGATAGCTATGAGATAACAAGTCATCCTGTACAACAAGGCGCATCTATAAGCGACCATAAATATAAAAAGCCTATTGCCCTAAAAATGGACTTAATGTTTAGCGGAGATAATCAGGCGGAATTGGCAAATAAATATCAAAACTTACTTTTGCTTCAATCTTCATCAGACGTATTTACAGTCACAACAATGAAACGAATCTATAATAATATGCAGATTAAATCTTTGAGTGTGACGACAGATAAAACGACAGAAAACATTCTAAAGATTAGTGCAGAGTTCCAAGAGGTCATTATCGTATCAGTTCAAACTATAGATAGTTTTCCGCCAAAACAAGTGCATAAAAATTCTAAGAAAACGGCGAAGAATGATAAGAGCGGTCAAAAATCAGCGCAGGATGTAACAGACGCTAAAAATAAAAATGTGTCTTTTATGTCGAACATAGCGAAAGGGATATTATGACAATCTACACGATATCTTTAACGAATGACAATCAGCAATTTAACGTCATTCTAAACGATACTTCATATAATGTGACACTTCAATATAATGAGCTTCAAGGATGGTTTATAAATATAGCCGACATAAATCTTATTCCAATAATCAGCAACATACCGCTCACTACAGGATTAGATTTGCTTTTGCCTTTTGCCTATTTAAACTTTGGCTTTCAATTATTTGCCATAACAGATGGAAATGATTTGCCGCCGACTTATGATAATCTTGGCACTCAATCTAATATATATTTCGTGGTGCCGTAATGCAACAATGGATTAGACATTGTGGGCTTGTAATATCTGCGGGCAGTGCATCACTTGATTTATCACAACTGCGAATTACTTTCGAAATAAAACGCAGTCAAACAGAAACGCCGAATCAGGCACAAATCAAAGTATATAATCTATCGGAAGATACGGCAAATCTATTAGTTGCAGAGGGTCAAAGAGTCACTTTACAAGCGGGATACAAAGATAACTTTGGTGTAATCTTTGACGGACAATGCACACAGATTAAAAAAGGGCGCGAGGGCGGAACTGAAACTTATATAGAGATCAATGCAAGTGATGGAGATAATGCCTACAACTTTGCCTTTGTGAATACAACTTTAGCCGCTGGAAGTTCACAAGCAGACCACGTTAATGTGGTTCAGAAATCTATGGGAATAGGTCACACCCAAAAAGACACAAAGTCTAATAAGTTACCACGCGGTAAAGTAATGTTTGGCGAGGCTAAACACATAATGAGAAAATCAGCACAAGCTCACGGGCAAGATTGGTCTATTCAAGATGGCCAACTTCAAATCATCTCGAAAGATAACACACTTAAAAATCAATCAATAGTGTTGAACTCAAAAAGTGGTTTAGTAGGTGGTGCGGAACAATCCACAGACGGCATCAAGGCAAAAGCACTTTTGAATCCTATGATAAAAATCGGTGCATTAGTAATCATAGACGAAAAAGACGTAGAGTTTGCGAAAATAAAAAATACTAAAGAATCAAAAAAAGATCCCGTAAATAAAGCGCCAACTATAACACACGATGGTCAATACAAGGTTATAGAAGTAACTTATAATGGCGATACATACGGCAATGATTGGTTTTCGAGCATAGTTTGTATTGAGTCTAATGCCGTTAAGACGGGAAAAGAGGGATAATGTTAGCTAATGAAAGAATAGGAGACCCACAAGAAGCGTTTAAAAGTGGTGTTGAGGGTCACATGTATAATATCTGGACGGCTATCCCCGCCATTATAAACACAGTGGATTATGTGAATCAAACGCTTACGGCTCAACCCGCTATTCAAGCGAGTATGACAGATAAAAATCAAAAACAAACTAATGTAAATCTTCCTTTATTGGTTGATGTTCCTTTCCAGATTTATGGCGGTACTGGTTTTGTTTTTACGATGCCGAAACTAGAGGGTAGTGAATGTCTAATTGTTTTTAGTTCACGATGTATCGATGGATGGTGGCAGAGTGGCGGAGTTCAACCACAAGCAGAGGTTAGAAATCACGATTTGAGCGACGGCATGGCTATAATCGGTTTTAGAAGCCAGCCCCACAAGATATCAAATTACAACACGACTGCGCCAGAACTTAGAACGATCGACGGCGCAACGAAGATAACACTCAATAATGGGAATGTAACCATTACTGGGAATGTAATCGTAAATGGAACTATAACAGCAACGGGCGATATAACAGCAGGCAGTATTTCGCTTAAAAATCATAAACATAGCGGTGTAACAACTGGCTCAGGAATAACGGGAGTACCACAATGATATACAGACAATTAGATGATAATGGCGATTATACTTTCGGCTCTGGATTAGCAAACTATTATCATAATACACCCGATGGTGTAGCACAAGCCGTACAGACAAGATTAAAACTTTGGAGTGGCGAATGGTTTTTAGATATAACCGACGGCGTTCCGTTTATGGGCGGAATTTTAGGGAAATATACTGGGGATACAATAAATCAACTTATAGCGCAAGTGGTATTAGACACCACTGGCGTTTTGTCAATCGTATCATTCAGTGGTGTGTATAATGGCGATGATAGAAGTTATCACATAAATGCGGTTATAGACACTATCTATGGAACTGCGAATATATACGGAGCATTTTAATGGGCGCATTATCAAATTTAGACACAAGCGGTTTTTCTTATGCAGATTTTCCAACACATTTGACGTATGTGCAAGATATATTTCGAAATATTTATGGACAAGATATATACTTAGAGGCAGATAGTCAAGACGGGCAATTATGTGCCGCTTTCGCAACCGCTCTCTATGATACGAATCAAACGATGGCACAAGTCATCAACGCACTATCTCCAGTTTACGTTCAAGGCGCACAACAATCATCAGCGGTATGTCTAAATGGTATTCAAAGACTACCCGCAACAGCTTCAACGGCTACACTCACGCTCGGCGGTTCGGCTGGAACTATAATCTCAGGTGCAAGCGCGAAAGATACAAACGGGTATATTTGGGATATCGCAACTTGTACTATTGGAAGCGGTGGAACGGTCACGGCTCTTGCTACTTGCGAGACAGTCGGTGCAATTACGGCTTTACCAAATACAATCACAACGATCAATACGCCTATCTTTGGTTTTAATTCTGTGACGAATGCAAGTGCGGCGACAACAGGGCTTAATACTGAATCAGACTCAGCACTAAGACAAAGACAATTATATAGCACAGCAATATCTTCTATAACTGTTCTAGCGGGATTATATGGCGCACTTCTGGCGGTAACAAATGTAACACGCGCTAAAGTTTTGGAAAACGCAACAGCAACAACAGACTCAAACGGTTTAGTTCCTTTTTCTATTTGCGCAATTGTAGAGGGTGGAGCGACACAAGATATAATTAACACAATAGGCTTACGTAAAACTATGGGTTGTAATACAAACGGCACAACGTCAGGAACTTATACGGATGCTTACGGAATGAATACGCCTATTAAGTTTTTTATGGTTGCTTACACGCCTATTTATATCTCAATCTCAATGCATCAATACGCGGGATATACTAGCACGATAGCGACAGAGATACAAAACTCTCTTATCGCTTATATAAATAGTTTAGCGATAGGTCAAACGGTACCCTATGGCAGATTATGGACTTATGCAAATCTCTTAGGAGCGACAGACAGCTTGACTTATTCAATCACTGCTCTAACTCTTGGAACTTCTGCAAGTCCTACGGGTGTTATTGATGTACCGATTGCATTCAACTATGCATCGCAAATTACAGCTTCAAATATTGCGATTACGGCGGTGTAATATGGATTACACAACATATTTAACAAGCGAGCATCAAGTGCCGAACTTCCAATCAATCATTACGGGGCTTACTACACCACTAAATGATTTACAGAGTCTTAATATCGATCTTGATGTAAATACCGCAACGGGTAGTCTGCTTGATACAATAGGCGCGTGGGTCGGCGTTAGTAGAATATTGACACAGCCTCTTGATGTTCAATTATTATGGGATACATCAGGGAGAACTTGGGATAGTCTTTATAGTTGGGTAGCTGAGGGAACACCAATAAGTGGTATTACTGTTTTAGATGATACTACATATCGCAATATAATCAAGTTTACGATTATAAAAAATCATTACGACGGAACAAAACAAACAGCATTAACGGCTTTTTCTGCTCTATCATCTTCAGAGTTAATTGATTTTGAGGATGTTGGAAATATGTCCATCAATGTCATTTTACTTGGTTCGATTTTAGATACAATCACAATATCGCTAATAACAAATGGGTATTTAAGCTTTGCGCCGTTTGGTGTAAATGGCGGATACCTAGAAACAAGCAGAGATTCAAGCCCTATGTTTGCTTGGGGTAACAACTCTGAATATTTCGGCGGTTGGGATACATCATCTTGGGCGAATATATATAATATTTAAAGGAGTTTTTTAAATGGCTGGAACAAATAATATTTTACAGTTTGACTCAAATCAAATTAATGTGTTAAGTCAATCAAGCTATGCAACTGATGCGGACAGATTAAATGGAAACGCATATAGCACGGGTCAGGCGAGAAGTGCGCTAGTTAATAAAGCACTATTACAGACTTCTACTATGTCGGCGGCACTCGCTCAATTTATTGTGGATAATTCAGGTGCAAATGTCAATGATAGTGACTCAATCACAACAATCAAAAACAATCTTTTAACAGCGGTTGAAGCGGCGGCAGGAATCGGCGGAACTTCAACAGACCCATCAAATACTTATCAAGTAAATGGCGCAGTCAGGCATGTGAACTATTTTAGTGGTGCTTTAACGGGTGTCATCTCCATCAAAATAGCCGGACTCGTAACAGCTACAGCATCACGAGTTGATTTAGGGCTTATGAAAATCGTCATCACGCAAGATGATAGAGACCACTCGAGTGTAACTAATCCCGCATCTTACGAACTTCTCATAAAAGGAAATATGGATACTGGCATGTGGTACAATACTCAGGCTATGTGTCCCGCTACAAACTCTACAACATCATTAAATATCAGGTTTACTCGCACTACCACTGATGCCTACGTAGAAATAGGAGATATAGGGTTAGCTTGGAATTACACAACACTAGATATCTATCACGTAGCTTCTTATGTATTAACGGGGTATACGCCAACTTTCACAAGTACATTACAAAACTCATTACTTGGTACAACTGCAACAGATAGCATTATAAATGTTATTCCAAACTCAACAAAAAATGAGAATACCATACAAACTGCCGTAGCTTCTGCTTCAACTTGTACTATCGGAACTTATTTAGCTGGAGATACTGTTCATATTACTGGAACAACTACTATTACAAACTTAGGAGTTTCAACAACTGGAACTATTAGAAATGTTATTTTTGATGGGATACTTATTTTAACTTATAATGCAACTTCTCTTAATCTTCCTACAAGCGCAAATATCACTACTGCTGTAGGAGATACAGCTACATTCGTATGTACTAACGGAGCAAGCGGATATTGGACTTGTTTAGATTATCTTAGAAAAGATGGAACGCCATTAAATATTAATTTAAATAACTTATCTTATAAATCTACACCCGTATCAATAACAGCTTGGAGCTATTCAGGAACTACAACTACAACTATTACGCTAACAGTAGCAAGTCACACTTTTATAGTTGGAGATTGGATTAACGTAAACGGTTTAACAACATCTACAGCAGTAAGTACAGCTAATAACTATATTATCCCAAATGGTATTTATCAAGTTACAGCATTTACCGGAACGACTATTCAATATCAGATTATTACACCATCGGCATTAACTTTGACACCAACAGTTTCAAGTGCAACGGTTATAGGGCAGACTGCAGTTAACGGGGTAGTTGGTGGATTAGGTTTTGGTCAAACTTGGCAAGACATGACTACTTCAAGAGCTACGCAAACTACTTATACAAATTCTACTGGAAAACCTATTACGGCTTTTGTTAGTAAAAATAATGCTACTAATGGTTCTTGGTATTTTTATATAAATGGAGTATCTATCGGTGCTATCAATGGGTATGGAACATGGAATAGTGCCATGGTTATAATACCAAATGGAGCTACATATATGGCCGACAATTTTGCCGGATTAGTAAAATGGATGGAACTAAGATAATGAAACACTACATAGATGAAAATAAACAGTTATATGGAATAGGTGAAGCAACAGATATAGACGGAGACCAAAGTTTCTTAGTACAAGATACTTGGACTCTTTTAACGGATGAGGAGTTTCAAGCGATTGTTAATGCCCCCGTTCCTATTCCTGATGCTACAAACATCACAAATAAACAAGGTAGATTACAGCTTTTAGCCCTTGGGAAATACTCTGATGTTCAAACAGCTATTAATTCTTTACCTAGCCCACAAAAAGAACAAGCGCAAATAGAGTATGACTTTGCGCCAACGTGGGAAATCAACCATCCGACTTTATTAATGCTACTTGTCGCGCTAGGCATTTCCGATTCTGATGTACAAGCATTATTCAATGAGGCATCAAAACTATGAAACAATTTATAGGAGAAGTTGAACTTAAAGAAGTCGATGAAACTAATTGGAGCTTGCTAAATGATTTCTCATATGAAAACGATAAGTATCTAATCACTTGCAAGAGTGGTTTTGTGACTGATGGTTGCAGTATTCCAAAGCCGTTTTGGAGCATATTCGGAAGTCCTTTAGAGGGGGACTTATTAAGTGGGGCAATCATACATGATGGACTATACACGGCTATGACTATTCCACGTGATATATGCGATGAACTTCTTAAAGAGATGCTAGAGTTTAACGGCGTATCGGAAGAACGCACAGAGCTTATCTATGCCGCTGTTCGCATGATGGGTTCGACACATTGGAATAAAGATTCAAGTGCGCAAATAAATTTAGTTGATATAAAGGTAAAATGATG